TAGTTCCATTAGGTTCTATTATCGGTTGTGCAGCATTTAATTTATAGCTCACTGAACACCTTCTATGTCAGCAGTCATTTGTATAACCACAGGCTTTACAGGATCGCTCACTGTAAACCTGAATAATTCAAATCTAGCCGCTCTGCCGTTTCTGCGCCAAATAGGTCTATGGTTATACTCACCAACCTTACCAATGCTGCGGAAACGAGTGTCACTCCAAGTCTTAGCGTTCCGACTGCGAGCCATGCCAATTTGAGGATCAGGAGAAGCCGCATTACCAACACCGCTTTCAACAGTAAGTTCTATCTCAGGAACTACAAACGATTCCATGTTGTTCTGGAAAGGCTGAGTCACTATAGAGCGCCTAATCTCTGTGCCGTACTCTGTGTAGAAGTCAGGATCTAAGTTTCCTATCCTGCCGTCTACTAAATCGCCTGCCCATATCTTGTTATAGGCTCTTACCAAAGCAGTAACACGGTAGCCTCCAAGATCACCTTCAATAACAGACTTCCTTTCATGCCAGCGCTTTGTAATGATGTCGTAAACTAATGTGCTGCTAGGCAGTGCAAACCCAACAAAGTAAGCGCCTTTCTCGGCGTAACCCCAAGAGTAAATAGAGGTCACTTGGTCTTGCGTAAGATTGCTTAGCTCTTTGTCTATTGCAGTTGTAGATATCTTAACTGCATCATTGCCTTCAAAAGCCCAGATTGCTGGAGATTCGTTCTGACCAAATCCAATGAATACAAACGTGCCCTGCAAGGACTGAATACTAAACGGACTAGCAATACCTTTGGATAAGAACAAGCCAGTTCTCTGAAAAGGAAAGTCAGCACCGCCAATGTTTTGAAATGCCTCTATCGTCTGCGAACCTCCTATAAATAACTGGTTCTTAAAAACAATAGGAGCAACAATCTCATCAGGATCAGACTCGGCAGTACCGAAATCCAAAGCGTTGTAGCTAAGTCCGTCATTCAACGCGCTAACAATAAACTTCTTACTGTCAGTGGTTAAACAAAAATAGCCGTCAATATAAACAACCAGTTGAGGATTTCCGTTCGCAGTAAAGTCTGAATCTGTGATTTGGGCGAATGTGTCCGCAACGTGGTTGTAGATGTATCCGTTCCCATTAGGAACTAAGACAAGAAGTTGTGTGCCGTTGTCAGCCATTGAGACTCTGGTATCACCAGCTATCTCACCAATGAAGGTCAGCGTGAAGTCAGCAGCCATGCTGTACAGTCTGCTTTCAATAACGAAGTAAGGCACACCATTCATCTCGTGTGCGCCTCTGTTACCAGTAAGGCTGTTGGCGTTTGCTACTTCCTCTAGTCCAGCCGTGCCGTATAGCGTCTCTTGATTCAACGCAGGAGCTTGAGCAATATTCGGATAGAAGTTTACACACTCCTGAGCCGATATAGGCAAGCTGTCGCTCTCGTAGAATCCGTTCGCTATAGGCAGGACTACTTTAGGCATCTAAGATACTCCGAACAAACAGTCCGTCACGGTTATGTTATTAGTGCTTGAGCCATTAGCGACATAGATTTCTACATAATCAGAAGCAGCCATTGATACGTTGTAGAACAAACTTACGTTTCCTGCTGATCCTGAAGTGACTGTTCTGGATATCTTTGCGGCAGAAAGTGAAATTCCATTTTTAAAGAGATGAACCGTTAAGTCTTGATTAGTCCCGACAACATCTAAAGTAACAGAGGCCACAAACTGAACTGTAGTTGTGGTTGCGCCTGTGTAAGTCAGTTTTCCTGTATTGTCTGCTGTGAAAGTAGAAACTTCTCCTACAACAAATGTGCCTGCTACCTTTACCGGAGTGTCTATTGTTCCAATAACTGTAGCAGTTGCATTGCCATGCATTGTGACCTGAGCGTTTATCTCATCAGCAATAGATGTTATCTGGATGCCGTTAGTATTAACCGCAGCTACACTAATACCGCTACCTGCAACAATACTAGCAATTGTTGGAGACGCTGCTGTTGTGTTTAACAGTATTGGCAGGCCGTCAGCATTCGCCGTGAAGTTGTGGCTTACTTTAACGCCGTTAGTAGGAGTGATTGAGGTGACAATCCCAGAGCCGTTTTCTATGTTTCGGATCTTATTAACAGTGCCATCTATCTCAAGAACCGGAGAGCCTGACACATCGCCTGTAGTGACGATTGATCCAGTAACACCCAGACCAGCAACCAAATCCTGATAGCTGATTCTATAGTTCGTATTATTGACAAAGTAATCCATAAAGGAATTTGCCAGAACCGTGTCCTGAGCTACAAAGTCCGACTTCTTGCGTCCATCCGCTCTTTTAACCATTGGTGTTGACCTCCAAGGCTATAGCGCCAGTTGTCTCTGCAAGGATTGCCGCTTCTTGATCTGGATAGAAATGACCATTCATGCCGAAGTCATTGTCTTCGTTGCCAGAGCCAATAGGAAGCGTACAAGGAAATCTAGTCTTACCCATGCTTTGTCCAAGCATACGCATTGTGTTGAATCCATCACGAGCTGCTTTCTGCAAGCCTCCAGAGATGACTCCGTTGTAGTCTGGTGCGACTTCAATCGCCATGTTAGCAATAAGTCCGCGCAGTGCGCCTGTTGGGATAGTTACTTCATCACCAAGATCAGACACAACTGTATAGCCAAGCTGAATACCTTGGGCATCTAGCTCAGCCATGTAGTTATTCATAGTGAATATAAAATCTTGGTACTCGTCAGGCTCTAATGGAGCTTCACTAGCTTGTACCAATATCCTCTGAAGTGAGGACTTTGCGACCTGCGCTACAGTAGCCATTATTCGTAGGTAGCTCCGCTCTTAACCATTTTTGCAGGCTTCTTTTTGATTTTCTTTTTTGCCTTTTTAGCAGCCATCATGCCTGCTTTGGTATATGGGAACTTTTGACCGTTTACGTTTGGCATAAATCACCTTACTCAAATGTTGGTTTTTTGGCAGTTTTAGCTGAGTTCCTAAAGGCTTGTGCTGTTGGAGCGCCTTTAGATCCTACCTTTCGCATCCGCTCTGGCGTTCTCCCAGCAGCTTTCTGACGCTTAATTCGCTTACGTTTTTTGTGGATGTTAGCGTATAGACCTTCACTCATAAGTAGCACTCTTTGCGCCTTTGCACTTCCATCGCTTGCGACTCAAGTTATTAGGCGTGTTGGGATCGTTTTGTTGTCTCTTAGATAACCTCTTCTTAATACCCAAAGACCTCGCGCAATACGCATCACCTTTCTTTGTTCCTGCGCGTACACGAGAACCACCGTCACTGGCCTTACCAGCCTGCCCATAGGAGACTTTCTTGCCAGTGGCGGTGACTTTTACTTTTGCCTTACCTTTTCTTGGAGTAGCCATAATAAAAAACTAGGAGCCGAAGCTCCCAGAATCACACAAGGTTACTTACCAAATCCGCTTCCAGCGAACAGAGGATTGAAGCAGGCGTACGCAGGAAGCAAATCGAAACGAATCTTCTGCGTGTTAGCGTCACCGTCTGCGTACTTAGACACACGGATAGACATACCATCGCTGGTAGTTGCAATCGTGTCGGTTGAGTACAGCTTAGGCAGCTTCACAGTTCCAAGACCAAACGCTTGCTTGGTGAAGAACATATTAGGCTGATAGACAGTTGACGCAGCACCAAGGATAGTCACAACCGCGCCGTCAGCAGGAGCCGCGTCTACGTTGTTGTACTGACCGTTAGCTTCGTAGATAGCCGCGCCAGAGACTGTAATAGTCGCAGCGTTAGCAGCGATAGTCACATCCTCAAGGACTGTGCCTGTCCACGGAACAGCAGCACCTGCGCTATCAAGGATAAGCTCACGAGTAGCAACATTTAAACGATTAACGCCTGCAATAGTTACTTGGTCTCCAGCTTTGATAGTGCCAGTACCCAGACCATCAAGAACCAAAGTCTGCTGCATGGTGTCCTTGGCTGTGACGTAAGTTGCGTCAGGAGCGCCATTCAGTGCTCCTGCACGATCAGTGGTAGAGCCAGACGTATAGCTGCTAAGAGCGTTAGAAGTTAAAGCCATCAAGCCGCCAAAGTTCTGGCTGATTTGCGCTTTCTCCCAAGCTGTGCGAACAAGACCGTCAGACGCATTCAGACCGTTCTGAGCTGATGACAGCGCAGTGGTTGTGAATGGGTTCATCAGATAGTATTTCTCGTCTGACATTGGAAC